AGCATGCCTTTACGAATAAAAGTGGCGGATAAAAAAACGCCAACCGGAAGGAAACGCCCCCAAGCTAAGTCAGCAGGTAAACCCGTTGCACCAAGAACTGGTAAGCCTAGACAGGGTATATTAGGTGCCGGAGCAGGCACTAAAGGTCGTCGGGCTAAACCATTCACAGGTCAGTCAACACGGAGGACGGTCGGCGGTAAAGACGTCTTTGACCGAATGTTCGACAGCGAAGGTCAAGCTAGGGCTAAACCGACTCCAAAAAGCAAAAGAAAAGCTCCAGCAAAGACAGCGGCAAAATCAAAGACTGGCTCTTTTAAGAAAAGCGGGCAAGCTGTTATGGCCGCCAAAGGAAGAACAAGTCCCGTTGGTGGTCGCCCATCCACTAAAACAGCGGCAACCTATAAGGTGAAGTCTGGAGATACGCTTTCAGAAATCGCAAAGAAGCGCGGCACGACTATTAAAAAAATGATGGCCGCTAATCCATCAATCAAGAATGCCAATCAAATCAAAACAGGCCAGACCCTCAAGGTGCCTGCGGCTGGTAAGAAAGCATCAAGCCCTTACACTGGATTGACAGCCGGACAAATAAAGACTGGGGCTAGGAAAGCCCAACGCGGCGGCATGATGATGATGAAGAAAACCAAGGGTATGTCGAAAGGCGGAAAAATGCCCATGGCTAAAGATCCAGACACCGGCAAAATGGTTCCAGCTTTTGCTGTCGATGGCAAAGGCAAGATGAAGGCAGGCGGCATGATGAAGAAAGCAAAAGGTATGGCGAGAGGCGGCGCGACTAAGAAGACGAAAGGTATGGCTGTCGGTGGGGCAATGAAGAAAACAAAGGGCATGGCTAAAGGTGGTGCCATGAAGAAGACCAAGGGCATGGCCAGAGGTGGTGCCATGAAGAAAACGAAAGGCATGGCCAGAGGTGGAATGATGAAAAAGACCAAGGGTATGGCTAGAGGTGGAATGATGAAAGGAACTAAGGGATACTCCAGAGGTGGAGTGGCTCGCGGTATGGGCGCGGCTACGAAGGGAGGAAAATTCACTAGAGGTGGCTAATGCCTTACTTAGTTTCTAATTGCCCGCAATTTAAATGTTGGGTGCGGAGAGAGTTTACTAGTAATCATCAACGCTATCACGGAGAGTTTATTCACGCCATAGCGTTTGCAGTTAACACAATACCTGATAGATCTTTGACGTTTCAGGTGGTGTTTACGGGCTGTGAGATAGATGATGAAAATTCGCCTATAGGTGAAAACATACACGGGGGTGCGATGTGGGCGCGTCTACCAATACAGTCTTTGATAGCGGATATTCCGTTAGAGGAGTGGCCAGAAAGGATGGAAGATCATATAGCCCAACCTTGGGATTGCATGTCTCGGCATCACGAGACCGTGGTGTTTGACAGGGTAAGCTCTAGCCCATGGCTGGCAAAGATCAACCATGAGTTTTTTGAGGCGAGATATATGTTTACAGTGGATTATACAGATCATGAGATCGCTGATTCAGCAGATCAGCACAAACAGTCTCATGTCCTGTACATCACTGAAGAAGGCGAATGGCAGGGCAATATTGTAGCTCTTCCAAATAATCGAGTGCGGGCAACAAGTCCGGCTTTGTGGAGAACAGGAGAGGGCGCACCCGATTTTGCTCCGAGTCAACATCTGCACTCAGCCGAGGGACACTCGAGTTACATGGACCCATCGATAACCTTCGATAACTTATATCAGGATTGATATGAATTACACGGAACTGACACAGGCTATTAAGGATTACACTGAGAATACAGAGACAACATTTGTTTCTCAGATCCCCACGTTTGTCCGTCAGGCAGAAGAGCGTATTAATCGGTCTGTTTTAGTGCCGGAGTTGCGTAAGAACGTAAATGCTAACATGACAGCCAGTGACAGATTTCTGGCTGTGCCTACTGATTTTCTGGCTGTATTTTCTTTAGCGGTTATCGATGGTAGTAGTAACTATCATTTTATATTGCCGAAAGATGTCAACTTCATAAGAGAGGCGTTCCCTGCGATTGCAACGACTGGACAGCCGAAGTTTTACGCTATTTTTGATGCGTCTAATTTTATTCTAGGTCCTACTCCCGATACGAATTACTCGATCCAACTTCACTATTATTATGATCCAAACTCCATAGTGACAGCGTCAACAAGCTGGTTCGGAGACAATGCTGAAAGTGCGTTGCTGTACGGCAGTTTATTGGAAGCGTATACGTTTATGAAAGGTGAACAGGATGTCATCGCTATGTATCAAGGGAGATACGAAGAGGCGATATCTCAACTGTACAACTTAGGAAAAGGCTTGAATCGCGCAGATAGTTATCGCAACGGGGAATCTAGGGTGACAGCAAGATGATCGACGGCATGAGCATGGATCTTGGACCGGCATTTAAAGTTGAAATACAAACGACTGATAACAGAGGGCAGACTCCCGAAGAAGTTACAGCCCGATGTGTTAATAAAATTATCAGCATATCTGATCACGCCACGCCAGAGGTGAGAGAGCAAGCTCATGCTTTTCGTAAAAATCTTGAAAAAATCATTGTTTTGTATATGAAACAGGCAATTCGTTCAGATCGAACGACTGTGTATAATGTGATTAAAGATTCAGGCCATGACAAGTTGGCTGAATACATAAGGAGACTGTGATGGCTTTTAGTGGAAACTTTTTATGTAGTTCCTTTAAACAAGAGTTGTTGGAGGGAAAACATAACTTTTTAGCGAGCGGTGGCAACACTTTTAATCTTGCTTTGTATACCAACAGCGCAAGTTTTACCGCCGCTACAACAGCGTATACGACCAGTAACGAAGTAAGTGGTACAAATTACACCGCAAAAGGACAGGCGTTGAACCCTGTCGATCCTACATTGAGTGGCACAACTGCTCTTGTTGATTTTGCAGACGAGGTGTTTTCAAACGTAACCATCTCCGCTGTACGGGGCGGGTTGATCTTCAACGACAGTGCAAGTGGTGATCCAACTGTAGCTGTTTTAGATTTCGGTGGAGACAAAGCGGCAAGTTCTGGCGATTTTACAATTGTATTTCCTACAGCGGATGCGAGTAACGCAATAATTAGGATTGCCTGATGACCAGCGTGGTCGTCTCGCTCGGAGTAGGGTGGAACTCTTCCACCACAGGGTGGGGTGAAGGCGGCTGGGGCGAAGACGTAGCGATTGGAACCAATGCTACGGCATCTGTCGGGTCGGTAACAGCTAGCATTGGGGCTGATGTTACCGTAAGTGGCCTAGGAGCCACAGCTAGTTTAGGGGTAGTTTTTGAAACACAGAATGGTGTTTCTGGTACAGCAACTCTGGGGAGTTTCTTTACCACAAACACAATAGGTCAAATAACATCATCGATAGGTACGAGTAGCGTAACGGGCGATGCAAATATCACAGTAACAGGGCTATCAGCTACAGCTTCAATCTCTCCCCGTAGTGTTTTAGTATGGTCACAAATAATACCTTCGCCGGGGACAACATATACAGCGATAACCCCTGCGCCGGGAACAACATACACAGAGATATCGATAAGGTGATTTAGATGGCTAGTACCTTTGTAAACGATCTTCGATTAGAGGAGATGGCAACTGGCGAAAACTCAGGAACTTGGGGTACGAAGACAAACGCCAACCTTGAGTTGATTGGTGAGGCATTGGGCTTTGGCACAGAAGCGATCACCACGAACGCCGACACACACACCAGTACAATCGCAGATGGATCGACAGATCCAGTTCGTGCGATGTTTGTTCAATACACTGGCACGTTAGATTCAGCGTGTACGATTACAATCGCTCCAAACACGATTAGTCGTGTTCACATCATCGAGAACGCAACCAGTGGCTCTCAAAACATCATCATCAAGCAAGGCTCTGGAGCAACCGTCACCATACCAAACGGTAAAACATCCGTTGTGTATTTGGACGGAGCGGGTAGTGGTGCGGCGGTTGTTGATGCACTGACAGACCTGAACATTGCGGGCACATTCAA